ACTGGTGCAAATGGCGCCATCGGTAATGGTGCGATCAGTTCATACTCTTCGCCAGTGCAGGTCGGCGCGATGACTACATGGAAACAATGCGCAGTAACTGTTTTCCGCGGTGGTACTGGTGACCAGAGCGCTGTTGCAGCGATCAAACAAGATGGCACTCTGTGGGTATGGGGTCATGGTGCTCAGGGTCAGATGGGTAATAACCTTACAACAAGCTACTCTTCACCAATTCAGGTAGGAAGTCTTTCCAACTGGAAAGTTGTTGCTGGTGACGGAGACGGCGGATTCAATGCTATCAAGACTGATGGCACTCTTTGGTTCTGGGGTGGATCCGGATCGGGTTCTGGTGGTAATGGTGGTGGCACATCATCTCCAGTGCAGATAGGAACAAACACAAACTGGAGAACCCTGACACCCGGTGGAGCGATCACAGCGGTAATTGCTGTTGCCGATCCGGTATAAATATGGTATGATGTGAATCTCTTCTTTCGTCGGAGAATATAAAATGGAAAAAAAGTTTGTGTTTACTGCCGGCCTTCCACGAGCGGGAACAACACTCCTCGGCACAATCCTCGATCAAAATCCACGATTTTCTGCTAGTGTTTCTGGGCCTCTAGCGCGATTCACACGAGCCATCATTGCCGAATCCTCCTCACAGGGTGGGTATCGTCATGAGTGCCCGCCGGAAAAGCGAAAGAAGATCCTTCGGGCTCTTTTCAATGCATATCATGATGAGCCAACTGTTGGTGTGTATTTCAACCACAATCGAGGTTGGCCGCTGATCTTTCCTCTTGTCAAAGAACTGTATCCAGACGCCAAGCTTCTTCTTTGTGTTCGTGACCTGGGATGGGTGCTAGATTCTTTTGAGACTTTGATTCGGAAGAACCCTCTTGTCAACACGACAATGTTCACCCAAGAAGAAAATACCTCTGTTTACACTCGTGCGGCCACACTTCTTCGTGCAGATCGTGTGGTGGGATTTGCATATAATGCAGTCAAGCAGGCGATCACATCGGAGTTCAAAAATGATGTGATGGTGATTGAATATGACTATCTTGCACGCAACCCAGAGCAAATTCTTCGCGCTGTCTATAACTTCATCGGTGAAGAATACCATGAGCATGACTTCTCTGATGTTGCTGCATCCTATGACGAATTCGACGAGGATGTGCAGCTACCTGGACTCCACACTACACGGAAAGTGGTTGAATTCATTCCGCGAGAAACAATTCTTCCACCCGATGTGTGGTCTCAAGTAGAGGGAAGTTCGGTATGGCGGTAGAGCGATTTGCAAAGTTTGCAGCTGAGGATTTTCCATCACAACAAAATGTGATCAACATCCTCCCCGACACCTTCGGTACTTTAGGTATTCGTGCGGGTGATCTGATTGCCATGATCAACTTCTTGGTATTCTTGAGAGAAAAGCGAAAGAATCCACACCTGATGTTTTACCTCCGCCACGGTGTGCTGGTTGATCAGCCCCATGTACACGCATTCTTTTCCTTCCTGATCAGCAACACCAACTATTTTGCTGTACTTCCAGGTAAAGAAGATGCTCCGTGGGCCAACCTCCATCTTTGGGATCTTCGTAGCATGACCGGGGATCTTATTCATCTGGATTTGGGCTGGACCCCGATGACTCCTGGGAAGATTGTTGTGTTTCCTCTTTACGATGCGAAGTACAACACTCAGCGCAACTGGTCGGTTGACAACTTCATTGGTCTGCTGAAAATACTGGATGACACCGACCTTGGTGCAGAGAAGATCGTGTGTGCCAAAGACGATCTTTCCGGAATAATTGCACATTCGGGGACCAGCTTCCAGCTTTCACAGGACTTCACCAAGAACTTGATGCACATCCGCACTGCAGAGACTTATGTTGGTGGTGATACAGGGATGACACATTTTGCCACAGCTCTTGTCGGCGGCCCCCGCAAAATATACACATACTATTCGGCGCGATCGCTGATTCACACACTCCCTTGGCATGGTCGTGCGCGATTACGAACATTTTGGCAAAACTTTGACGACTCAACATATGATGGGAAACTTATCGATGAAAATCAAGCTAAACTTGGGATCTGGTCTCCGGCGCCCTGAGGGATTCACTAACGTTGATGATGACCCTCTTGTCAGCCCCGACATTCTCATGAATATCGATACAGGTAACATCAACATTCCCTTGCATCTTCCCCTCGAAGATAATTCTGTGGATGAAATAATCGCTAGTCATGTGCTCGAGCATATCGGTGATGGATACATCCCTCTTCTGCAAGAAATCTATCGCGTGTGCTGTCATGGCGCCATCATCGATATCACTTGCCCCCACCATTTTCATGAGGTGTTTTACGGTGATCCAACACACAAGCGGCCGATCACTGTGAATCAGTTCTATCTGTTCTCCAAAAAGCACAATCGGGCACATGTGGAGACAGGCGGAGGGTCTTCGGGTCTGGGGATGAAATATGGCGTCGATTTTGAGGTGGTGTGGTTTGACTTCACATATGATCCATTCTATGTGGAATCGATTACTGCATACAAGGAGAAAGTCGCCACCGGCAAAGTGTCGAAGGAGGAAAATATGATGTTTACGCGACTGCTCCGCGAGGCAACCAACGTTGCACAGGATGTGCGAATCAAGCTGGTGGTGATCAAAGAATGAACAATTCGCCCGAGCCGCTGAAGTATGCAGAGGGAGATCCTCTCAACACTATCATCGAATATCTTGAAAAACACAACTATGACACACTTGCATCGCAGGTGATCGATGCTTTCGCAGCTGGTGCTCATGGTGTTGAGCAAATGAATATGATCGCCAAGCTGTACCTTGATGTGCGCAATCTTCCCAAAGCAGAAGAATGGGCGCTGCGTGTGCTGGGGATGACAACGAACCTGGCAGAGCGCTACAATGCACGTGCAAATCTCGCTAAGGCGTACAACAGTAGCAACGCGAATGTACAACAATATCAACGAGCCAGAGAAATCGCTATTCCAGTCGCGGCTGAACAAGATAGTCACACAGGACGATCCCGACACCGATCTGGAGCTCGTGTTTTCATTGTATCTTTTGAACCGAAAAGGTGAGGCAGAGGATATTCTACATGCCCTAAAAGCGCGTGAATATGAGCTGTCCGAGCGCCATCGTGATATTGTCAATTTCAACCTGGGAACATATGACCTTGCTCGGGGCAACTTTCTCGAGGGACTAGAGGGGTTTATGCTCAAAGGGAAAAAGCTGAAGTTGTGGTTCTCCCATCGCGAACTGCCATACAAGTTCTGGTCTGGGGGAGCATATCCCGGCAAGACTCTGATCCTTTTTGCAGAGGGTGGGGGGATTGGCGATGAGATGCTCTCGATCCGATTCATCGATGATCTCAAGAAGATCGGATTCAACCCGGTGTTTTACACCTCACGCCCCGACATGCATCGCTTGTTCAATCGGTGTGGATACTCAACAATAATGGATCTGGAGGGGATTCCTGCTGATGCAATGTGGACTTATTTCATGCAAGTTCCAATATATTTGAGGAGTACCGTCGAATCTGTCAAGCGCTCAAAATACCTTTATCCCCCTGCAGCTCGCCGTGCAGAATGGCAAGAATTCTTCCCCGACACTCTCACAGCAGAGGGGAAGCGAGTGATTCGTGTTGGTGTGAGATGGCAGGGAAATGCAAAGAATGAGCGCGATCTCCATCGGCAGGTTCCTCTTGACGGTATTATGAAAACACTTCATGGTGTGTTCGATGATGCGGGTGTGGAAGTGGAATACGTCTCTCTGCAGATAGGCGATGGCGCCGAGCTCGCAGACAAATATCCAGAGCTTATCGACCTTACAGGGGAGATCAAATCATATGACGACACGCTGGCTATCCTCGAAAGAATGGATTATGTTATCACGAGCTGTACATCTGTTCTTCACGCATCTGCGATTGTTGGTACCAAGACACTTGCTCTGATCCCGATCTCTGCATACTTTACATGGGTGTCGCCCACTCCAGACAACACGTCAGTGTGGTATGATGACAATCTTCGGTTGTTCCACCAGGTGACCCCAAAGTGTTGGGATGAACCATTCGAAGAGATGGCGGCGTGGCTAAGGTGGGATATGTTGGGCTAGAGTCATCACCCTATAAATAGCGGCAATAACATAAACGCCGCATTTTGGGGGAGAGTGAACTCAAATGGCAGTCGACCAGAATTTTCAAGTTAAAATTGGTATCAACATCGCCAACGGTGCTATTCTTGCCAACAGCACTGTGCTCACTGTTGGCGGAACATCTACCAATGTAACAATCAACACAACATCATTTTCCGGTACTGCCAACAACACTAGCTTTGTTGGCTCAGTCTCCGCCGCCAATGTTGTGTCGAACGCCCAGCTTTCTTCCAATCTTTCCGGATATCAGACGACTGCCGGCCTCACGGCCGCTGTTGCTGCTATCACTGCAAATAATGCTACAAATCTCGGTGGACAGGCGGCATCATACTACACAAATGCGTCAAATCTTGGCACCGGTACTGTCGGAGATGCGCGCCTTTCAGGAGCCGTAGTCAACACTTCAGCCGCTTTCACGATCTCCGGTATTCACACCCATGCTGCCAACCTAAACGTCAATACTGGTATTTCAGGATATGCAATCACCGTCGGCAACGGTTCAATCTCGTCGGTAATCAATTCCACCGCATTTACCGGCACTGCAAATAATGCCACAAATCTTGGTGGGCAGCTACCGGCATACTACACAAATGCCACGAACATCACTACCGGTACTTTGCCGTGGTCGGTGATGCCCGGTACAGCTGTCAATTCCACATCAAGCTTCACGATCACCGGCGCCTATACTTTTGCCACCACATTTGTTGCTGGAAACACTAGTGTTAACACAGCATTCTCCAATGCATCGATCATGTTCCAGAGCTCTGCGACTGCAAATGCGGTAATCAATTCCACATCATACACCGGCACTGCAAATAATGCCACAAATCTTGGTGGAACTGCAGCGGCCGGATATCAGACGACTGCCGGTCTCTCCGCCAACGTTGCAGTTCTGACTGCGAACAATGCCAACAATCTTGGTGGGCAGCTGCCGGCATATTACACCAATGCTACCAATATCACTACCGGTACTTTGCCCGATGCGCGGCTGTCGTCGGCCGTGGTCAACACTTCAGCCGCTTTCACTTTCACCGGCCTTCACACGCATTCAGCCAACATTGTGGTGGGAAATTCTACTGTAAATTCAGTGTTCTCCAATGCATCGATTTTGACCCAAAATTCTTCTGTGAACACTGCAGTATCTGCCGGCTCTATCATGTTCCAGAGCAGTGCGTCTGCAAATGCCACTGTAAATTCAACTGTATATTCTGGTACTGCAAATAATGCCACAAATCTTGGTGGGCAGCTGCCGGCATATTACACCAATGCTACCAACCTGACAGGCACAGTGCCGTGGTCAGTAATGCCGGCAACAACAGCCAACACGACGTCGAATATTACGATCACCGGCATCTACACTCACGCCGCAAATCTTGTGGTCAATACCGGCATTTCAGGATATGCAATCACCGTTGGCAACGGTTCAATCTCGTCGGTGATCAATTCCACTGCGTTTACAGGGTCTGCGAACAATGCCAACAATCTTGGTGGACAGCTGCCGGCGTATTATACGAATGCCACGAACATCACTACCGGTACTTTGCCGTATGCTCAACTCGGCGCTAATGTGGTCAACACTTCAGCTGCCTTCACGATTACCGGCGCATGGATCTTTGGGGCAAATCTTGTAGTCAATACCGGCATTTCAGGATATGCAATCACCGTCGGCAACAACACGATATCGTCGGTAATCAATTCCACTGCATTCTCAGGCATCGCCAACAACACTAGTTTTGTCGGGTCTGTTCCTGCAGCCAATGTGGTGGCAAACTATGGTGCATACACAATCTCTGGGGTGCATACATACAACGCCAATCTTGTCATTGGAACCACTGCAGGAATTTCTGCAAACGGAAGTGTTGGAACTGCCGGTCAGGTACTGACGTCAAATGGAACATCAGATTTCTGGGCATCATATGCCGGTGTGACAGGATCGATTATCACCGGTGTGTTCTCTTCCATCCCCACCGGGTATCTTCCTTATGATTCGACAGTCTATTCTCAGGCAACATACCCTGCACTCTTCACTCTGATTGGTACTCTTGTAAATCCTACGGCAAATGCAAAGTACACCAACAGTACTGCAGGCTCCCCTATCAGTTCGAGCACAACCCTATCTGCAGCGAATGGGGTGATATTTGGCGCCAATTCACAGAACTACGTTTCATACAGTACGGATGGCGCAGTTACATGGAACCAGACAGCAAATCGATTCCCAGGCGGTAATGTTGCTCCTGGGCAAATTGTGTGGGGTGCTGGTCCCGCTCTCTACATGGCGGCCGGATTCTATCCTCAACGTGATGCACACCTTGCGGGGTTTGGTATCGGCACCGGCGCGAATATTGTTTACTCCACCGCCCCATCTGGTGCTTGGACTTCACAGCAGGTAGGCACAACAGCAGGTTCTTATGGTGGATTCCTTGTAACAGGTGTGTCTTACGGGGGTACATCAAACCGATTCGTAGCAACGCTCGCGTACACAACGGATGATATTTCGATCGGTGGTTTTGCCGATGTTGGGTACCCGGCAAATAGCTATGTGTCGTATAGCACAAACGGTTCTTCATGGACTAACGTGACCGGTGCTCCTTTCACCGGCAAGTTTATCACAAAAATCGCCTCTTATTCCGGTGGGTTTGTGGCTCTGTTGACAGACAACACTGTAGTTACAACCGGTGATGGTGTTCTTGCACACAGCCTGCAGGATGCAGTACCGAGTACAACAGTTGTGTATTCAGCCGACGGTGCTACGTGGTCGGATATCACTAGCAATCTATCTTCCTTGGTAACTGACGC